CTCCTGCTACCGCTCCTGCTACCGCTCCTGCTACCGCTCCTGCTACCGCTCCTGCTACCGCTCCTGCTACCGCTCCTGCTACCGCTCCTGCTACCGCTCTGACAGCCGAAGAAATGAATGCTCGCCTCGTTGAAGAATTCAAGCGCATCGGTGATCGTGCACCGATCGATGCCGCGATGGCTGCACTCGGCGTCACGTCAGTGAGCGATCTACCAAGTGATAAGCAGCAGGAGCTGCTGACCGCTGTTCGTGCAATTCAGCCAGGGGCGTAATAATGGGAGAACATGCACGGTTAAGTCCGTCAAATAAGCGCTGGCCAAATTGCCCCGGGTCAGTAAGGGAAGAATCTCGATATGAAGATGCCCCAGGTGCAGCTGCAATTGATGGCACAGGGTCTCATCTTCTGCTTGAAATGTGTCTGGAAAACAATGTTAATGCCCACGTGTATGATCAGCAGATCATCGGTGCGAATCATGAGGACAACCCCAACGGATGGTTGGTTGCCCCGGATCGGATTGAGCGTGTTCAGATGGCGCTAGATTATATCAGACGCCGTGTAGACGAACTCACAGAGATGTGGCCTGATTGCGACGTGTTGGTCGAATCAGAAACCAAGTCAGACCCTGGTGGTGCTTTTGGGCGCGACGATTGGTGGGGTACATGCGATATCACTCTGACTGCACGTCACAAAATGACTGGCGAAGTGTATTTCATTGAGGTCGTCGATTACAAGGATGGTCAAGGGTATGTGTCTGAAAAAAATAACAGTCAGAACATCAGTTACCTGTTTGGAAAATTGCGACCTCATATAGCTAGCCCTACCACGCAAGTTAGGCCGTTCACACCGGGTAACGTCAGAGGTTGCCGTATGACGATCATCCAACCGAAAACAAATCCTGTTGTGCGGTATCAGTGCACAACTCGACCAGAAGATGGTGTCACTGTGACCTCGGTTGTTGAAGCTGCCGAAGAGTTAGCCATGGCGGCGCACGCAACTGACGATCCAAATGCACCACTGGTGCCAGGCAAACATTGTCAGTGGTGCAAAGCAAACCCGAAACGCGGCGGTCATTGCACCGAACAATCTAATCAATCGTTACGAGTGGTGGAGGCTATGGCAACAAATGAAATTGTGCCAGGTAATCAGAGTCTGTTTGAATACATCAGTAAAGTGATGACTGATCCAAAGTCATTGACTGAGGAACAATTAGCTGAATTAGCTGACGCGGAAGAAGGTATTCAGGCAGTATTCGACAAGGTCAAATCCGAAATCAAAGACCGCATCGGTCAGGGTATTACTGTACCAGGTTACGCTATGCAGCCTGGCAGAGGTTCAAACAAGTGGAACGAAGACGAAAAAGTGATCGCCAAAAAGCTGAGGGGTCGAAAACTTAAAACAGCGGACATTTATCCGCCGAAACTCATTTCCCCCGCGCAAGTAATGAAACTCCCACAGCTGAATGACGCTCAAAAAGAGCGTATCAAAAAAGAGTTGATCACGTATGTGGAGGGGAAACTCACTCTGAAAAAAGTAGCGCGTGAAAAAGTTGCAAACGATTCGGTTGACTTAATGTTTGCCGATGTTCCAAAAATCGAAACTGATTCAGTTTCATTCATTTAATGAGGTGACATATTATGCCATTGATCAAAGGTATCCTATCCTTTCCCACACTTTTCACACCGAAGGTCGCAAAAGGCGCAACTGAAGCCAAATTCGGTGTGTCGGTGCTCCTCCCCCCAAATGACCCTCAGGTTTCTGCGCTCCAGGCAGAAGTTGACGCCGCTAAAGCCAACGGGTTCCCGTCAGGCTATACTGGCGCTGATGAATGCTTTAAGGCATACGATGTGAAATACGCGGGTAAAGATTACTACGACCCTCGCTTCAGCGGCTGGTTTGTGTTCAGTTGCAGTGCAAAAGCGGATGATCGCCCCGCAGTAGTAGACGCGACATCGACACCTATTATCGATCCGAGTCAAGTCTACTCGGGTATGGTGGCCTACGTGAGCGCCAATATCTCAGCGTACACGAAAGGCAAGGGTGGCATCGGCGGCTGGCTGAATGGTGTTATGGTGACTGAGGAAGAACCACCGATGGGTCGCCTGGACGGTAAGCCGTCGGTCGAACAGATGTTTGCAGGGGTGACTGCTGCTCCTGCTGCTCCTGCTGCCGCTCCCGCTCCCGCTGCCGCTCCCGCTCCCGCTGCCGCTCCCGCTGCCGCTCCCGCTGCCGCTCCCGCTCCTGCTGCTCCGTTACAGATGACGGCGGCAGCAAACGGCGTAACGCTCGAACAATATCTGGCGACACCCGGTTGGACCGAGCAAATACTGATCGATCAAGGTCTCGCCATTCGACCTTCATTTGCATGACTTGACTGTTACCCTCTCTCTCGCGGGAGGGTGTTTTAAAAAGAGGTGGTGACTATGATCAATTCGCTAAAAGCGTTTCAGAGAAATAACAAAGAAGTATGTGCCAGGGGTGATGGATTTTCTATTGACCCGCGACTATTGGTTGAACAGGAAGATTTCAACCCGCGTGATTACAGCGACCCTGATGTAATCGAGCATATCGAACGCCTGAAACAGTCCTATATCGAGGGGCGTTATATACCTGCCATTATCGTGACCATCATCGATGGCAACGTAGTCGTTCGAGAAGGTCATTGTCGTCGTCGCGCTGTTCTTTCTGCCATTGATGATGGTCACGATATCAAGCGCGTCAAAGTCGAAGAATACCGTGGTGATGACGTTGAACAGACCGCGCTTATTCTGACATCCAATGACGGACTTAAACTGAAAGCATTGCAACGTGCTGAAGTGATATCACGCCTCAGTGCTTATGGCCTGAATGACACCGAAATCAGTAAGAAGATTGGTTGCACATCAACCCAAGTCGCACGCTATCTCACCATGTTGCAAATGCCTCATGAGTTGAAGGAAATGGTTAACGCTGACAAGATAAGCGCAACCTATGCGTTGCAACTCTTCGCTGATCTAGGTGCCAAAGCCGCTACTGAGAAAGCGAAAAAGGGGCTGGAAACTGGCGCCAAGAAAGTCACGCCGAAGGTGGTCAATAGGAAGAAACGATTGACGCCAAAGATGACTCACCACATCAATGATTCACTACTTGCAATCTCAGGTGTATTCGACGCTGAAATACCTGACGACTACTCCGGTGATGTAAAAATCACGATCAGCGTTGATAAGTTCCGCGCGTTGGAGGAAGCAGTGAAGTTAATCAAAAGTGTAGAAGTTACTGATGAATCCTGATTTCCTCTTCGGCATCACACACGGTGATATCGTGTATGACGAAGAGACATTCCCAAACGCATTCACGGTCGGGTTCTTGCACCGTATCACTCGGCGCAGGTGGTTATTTGAGATCAGTTTCAGGCGTAACGATACACAACGGTTATGCAATTTCATTGATGTGATGCGTGAACAAGGGTGTCGCGCTATCGGGTTCAATAACATTGGTTTTGATTACCCGGTGATGCACTTCATTTATCAGAACAGAAACGCAGGCATCACCGCTGCTGATATCTATAATAAAGCGATGGCGATCATTGATGCTCATGGGTCTGCAAAGTTTTCTCATATGGTGTGGGAATCAGAATGGAAGGTTGACCAAATCGACCTGTACAAGATCCATCATTTTGACAACGTATCAAAAGCGACAAGTCTAAAGGTGCTTGAATTCAATATGCGAATGAACAGCATCGAAGAATTGCCATTCCCAGTTGGCACAGTGCTAACCAGTGATCAGATTAATATACTCATCGGTTACATGTGGCATGACATTGATGCGACCGATATGTTCGTCGACCGTACTGCATCACACATCAAAATGCGCGAGGGTTTGTCAAAAAAGTTCGGTAAGAACATGATGAACATGAGTGACGTGAAGATCGGTGAAACGATCTTGGTCACTGAGATGGAAAAGCGCGGTATCAGTTGTTATGAATACCAGGGCGACAGGAAAGTTAAACGCCAGACAAAACGCGACTCAATCGACTTGGCGCAGGTTATATTTCCATATGTGAAATTTGAGACCTTACCTTTTCAGCAAATCATGACGTATCTACAGTCGAAGGTCATCACTGAAACGAAGGGTGTTTTTAAAGGGTTGATCGCTACTGTTGCTGGCCTTGATTATCACTTTGGTACAGGTGGACTGCACGCGTCAGTCGAGTCACAGGTGGTTCACACAACTGACACTCATCAACTGGTTGATGTGGATGTCGCCAGTTTTTATCCGAACCTCGCTATTAAGAATGACCTGTTTCCAGCCCACCTTGGCAAAGCATTCTGTGACGCCTACGTCGGCATCTATAAAACTCGCAAGGAGTACGCGAAGGGTACACCGGAGAATGAAGCGTTCAAGTTAGCGCTAAATGGTGCTTACGGCGGCAGCAATAATAATTACTCACCGTTCCTTGATCCATTCTACACAATGTCCATCACCATCAATGGTCAGCTACTGTTGTGCATGCTCGTTGAGCAACTACTGAAAGTACCAGGGTTGCGCATGATTCAAGCAAACACTGATGGTGTCACCTATCTATGTCCACACGAATATCTTGATCACACGCGCTCTGTGTGCCGTTGGTGGGAGGGTTTGACTAAACTCGAACTGGAAGAGGCGTTGTATAATCGGATGTTTATCCGAGATGTAAATTCATACATCGCTGAAAAGTCTAATGGAAAACTGAAGCGTATAGGTGCATACGCGCATGTCACAGCCGAAGAGAGCCCCGGCACAAGGGAGCTGCCGTACCATAAAGATTGGTCTGCCAGGGTGGTTGCGCTGGCTGCTGAAGCAGCGCTGGTACACGGTACCGATATCCGTGAGTTTATTATTAAGCATAACGACATATTTGATTTTTTTCTTCGCACAAAAGTGCCGAGATCAAGCACTCTTGAATGGGGAGGTGAGCAAGTCAGCAACATCGTGCGTTACTATGTCAGCACAGAAGGGAAGCCACTTGAAAAAGTGATGCCACCGAATGGTCCACCAGGTGAGTATAAACGCGCAAACAAACTGACCGATTCATATTTCGCCGAAGTCATGGCTGAGATTGGTCCAGGTATTTGGGATGAGCGCATCCATACCAAAAACAAGTCAACATATGCTGAGCGTCGCAGCGGTGTGAACACTGGTTGGAATGTGATGTTGTGCAATGACATTAGCCAAGATGAATGGGCGCAGAGCAATTATCACCCTGATGATCTCAATTACGAATGGTACATCAGCCAAACAGAAAAACTCGTAAAGCCGTTGTTACAGGGTTCAGTTTAATGTGGTGAATTGATTGAGGATAGTGCCAATGGGAGTCCGTGAAAACAAAGTTGAAAAACATCTCGATGAACAAGTAAAGTTGATCGGTGGGATAACCCGGAAATGGATTAGCCTCGGATGCAACGGTGCTCCTGACCGCATTGTAATTCGGTATGGTGGGGTTTGTTTCGTCGAGGTGAAAACTATCGATGGCAGCTTTAAACCCGGTCAAGAGCGTGAGCACAATCGATTGCGAGAAAAAGGCGCGCTCGTTTGCACAGTCTACGGCAAGGAAGGTGTTGATAAATTGATCGATGATCTTATGAGATTTAACAAACCACTGGCCGAACATTACAGATGACTGACCTACTCACACCTCAGCAGCTCCACGATTACCAGCGAGAATGTGTGGTCCATCAGTTGACTCACCCTGACTCGATGCTATGGCTTGGAATGGGATTAGGCAAAACCCCGATCACGCTCACGACAATCGTTGACCGTATGCGTGCAGGGCAGGTAGAGAAAACCCTCATCTTTGGCCCATTGCGTGTGATACAGGCTGTATGGGCGAGAGAATCACGAAAGTGGACTCATACCAAGCATCTACGATTCAGTGTGATACATGGGACAAGGGAGAAGCGCTCACGTGCGCTCTTTGCCGATGCTGATATCTATCTGATCAACTATGAAAACATGAACTGGCTAGCTGAGCAGCTCGACCATTACTACCTCAGCCAGGAGAAACCGTTACCGTTTCAAATGGTGGTTTATGATGAGGTGTCGAAACTAAAAAACAGCACAGCGCTGCGCATGGCTGGCGGTAATCGTGACCGCAAAGACGGACGCGGTGAAACTTACAAAATCAAAATTACAGGCTGGCGAAAAATAATACCCCACTTCAAATACCGGACAGGGTTAACCGGGACTCCCGCATCAAATGGTTATCTGGATCTACACGGACAGTTTTTGGCAGTCGATGGCGGAGTTCGTTTGGGTGAATACATCACCCATTACAAGGATAGTTACTTCACCAGTGACTACAACGGGTGGAAATATTCACCGACTGATTTAGGTAAGCAATGGATCGAGCACAAGATTAGCGACATAACCGTGAAAATGGACGCGCGTGAACACCTCGATCTACCTGATGCAGTAACCACAAATATGATGGTTGATCTTCCTATCGCTGCGCGAAAGGCGTATGACGAAATCGAAAAGCAAATGTTCACCCAGCTCGACAGTGGGAATGAAGTGGAAGTATTCAGCAGATCATCGGTATCAAATAAGTGTCTACAATTCTGTAATGGGTCTCCATATCTTAGCAGTGACTCACCTGAATTTGAGGCGGTGCATGATGCAAAACTGAACGCGCTTGAAGAAGTGCTTGAAGAGGCTGCCGGGTCACCTGTGCTGTGCAGTTACTCCTTCACTGCGGATGCTGACCGCATCGTGAAGAGGTTCAAAAAGTATAGGCCAGTCAACCTGACTAAAACGAAATCAGCAGACACAGAGAAGATAATCAACCGTTGGAATTCCGGCGACATTAAATTGCTGGTTGGTCACCCGGCATCAATGGGGCACGGGGTTGACGGACTACAGGAAACTGGGCACATCGTCGTGTGGTTCGGTATTAACTGGTCATTGGAATTATATGACCAAATGTGCGGGCGAATCGATCGCCAGGGGCAAACCAAACCAGTGTCGATCATCAGGATACTATGCAATGACACCGTTGATTTAGCTGTTGCTGACGCCATTGAGCGAAAGACTGATGATCAGGAAGGACTGAAAGCAGCGTTACAGCGATACCGACACGGCATCACAACGAATGACCTCAGCGTAAATTTCTTCTAGCCCTTTATTTGCTCGATCCATTTAATTACGGCATACCCAAGAGCACCTACGAATGCCGTAGTGATTGAAATTATACTCCAACCCATGATCTGAGTTTTTATTTTCTCTTTTCGAGCATTTGAGACCTGGTGTTCTTTGACGAGGACACCTATGAATCTGTGATGCTCTGCATGGGTCACTGCGTCGAGGTTGTTCCGTTCCTCAAGGACTTCACGAATAGCCTGTTTGACAACCTCTTTTTCCGTCATGATACTTTTCCAATGATGCTTTTTAACAAGGCGTTCATTCCTTGATCTTTAACACCGAGGCGTTGAGAATGTTCTTTTCTCAACTCGCCGAAATATTTTGCGAGCACGGCAGAGGGGATTCCGAGAAGGGTCGCAAACACTGTCCAAGCGCCTGAGGCTGATGCAAGGGACTCTATTCCAGTTGTAAAGATTTGGACCGAAATGGCAACTGTGAATATGAGAATGACAAAGCACGTAACTTGAGCCATCATGAGTGCAATTTTGGGGCGTGTGCTTTGTTTATCCGCAGCTGTCATGGCTTTATATCTATCAGTCCACCCTTCTTCTTGGGCAATTTGCAAATCAATGCGCTTCTCCATAAGCGATGCTCGGGCCTCGGGAGGAAGGCTTTCAACAGCATCAACTATCTGGCTACCTGTAGCACTTGGTGGTAGTTTTTTATCTTCTGGTAATAATGCGTTAACTGCCCCAAGAATCAAGGGGCCTCCAGGGATTAAAGAAGCAGCTACAGAAGCTAAAGGCCCTTTAATCGCATTAAAAATATCCGAAAAGTTCATACACTACCCTCAGTTTCAGGGTTGATAAATTCACCGTCTTTTTTGATCTCGTAGTGAATGTGCGGGGTGATGCCAGGGTAGCGACGCTCAAGATCCTGGGCCATCCCAATCGGGGCATCAGCTTTGACCACCTGGCCAACCCAGATTTGAGGCTCAACATAAAATACCCGGTGGTGGATGCCCGTACTATCGGTAATCTGCACATAACGAAACGACAGATCATCACCGTAAGGATACCCAAGCTTTGTAACCATCCCGGCCACTGGGGCAAGGACAGCAGCCCCAGCTGGGCACTGGTAATCGATTCCACGGTGAGTGCGGGAACCTCGCGGGGCACCGAAGTACCCCTGACCCCACTTGTCGCTTTCCCGCAGAGGAAGACCTGTTTTGATTAGGGCTTTCATCATACTGTTATCGCTCCATAATCTTTCCAAGTACCAGGCGCTCCTGAGACTGTACATATGGCTTTAGCGTAGCCGCCTGGTGATGGAGTTTTATATTTCACTTCGTCCCCCACAATAAAAGTTCCTAATGTTCCTGCTGGCACGGCAGAAGATAATAGAAGAACGTTTTCCCCATTAACCTCAATATACTCAACTCCTTGTGTCAAAGAGTCCACTGGGCCTGCGGTGCGGCTTTTCCATAAGAATCCATTACAGTTGTCTCCGTCATCATAATAATGCATAGCCGCCAACACAGGCAGATCCACATAAGAATCATAACTATTTGACGCTGTGCCTCTGTATATTCGTACAATAGCACTTCTTGTTCTAGTACTACTGGGGGTTACAGGTAACAGAACTCCATTTCCCCCATTAGAGAGAGTAATAGATTGCTCTGGGTTACTGTTGCCCTGGCCTACTAATCTAGTTCTATCATATAAAAATTGTATTTGGTAAAAATAAGTACCAGAAGCAATTTTCCAAGTAACGTAAGAAGAACTAAAAAGACTGCCCATAGTGCTTACGGCGCCTGTGCCAATAACCAGGCTTTTGTTGACAGATACTCTTTCTCCTTGCTCTATTACTCCATCAGAAGATAGCATATGTGAATAGTCATTCCATCTACTTAGGCCAATACCAGTAGAATCTTCTACCAAAATGCCATGTGATTGTCCCACACTAATAGCTGTTGTTGTGCTAACATGTTTGGCACAGCCTTTCACAATCAGGTGGGTATCGGGATGAATTTTTACATCTGTATCAGTGTAAGCCGCACTAGCTTTATTTAAGTTATAAATAAACTTGCACCCTTCTAATGTAACTACATGCCCACTCTGATTTGCACTTGATATATTAACTCTGGGCGAGTCTCCTGCCCAGATAAAGCTTTCTTTTATTGTTATAGAGCTATCTACAATATAAACCTCACCAAATTCCATATGTAAATTTTCCAGCGTAACAGCGCGAGAATTAACTACTTTTATTTCTCCGCCAATTGTTCTGGAAAGTTTTCCTCCAAGACATCCACCAATGTAAGTTGATTTGGGCTTGTCTGTAGCCGTCACAGGAGTTACATGTACATTATTTATTGTCAGCCCATCCCCAAGGCCTCGAATATCTACTTGATATTCCAATGAGTTTACTTGCTGGGCGTGAACCCCGTCTATAGTCAATTGGTCTAAGTAGTTATCAGTTGTTCTAATAATTTGTGCAACTCTAGTGCCTCTTATGCCAACTACCCTGTGAGCCGAACCTAAGAATAAAACTCTTATGCCACTCAGTAATGTAGCACTATTGTCTACTTGAATGTTCCTAATCTCACCTCTAGGTAAATTTGGGTATTGTTCTACCCAACCGACAGCATCAGTTGAATTAACAAGAAAAATGAACCCCCCAGTGTATGTACCACCGGCTATGGGGATAAACTTAGTAGTAGGATCACATACAATAGACAAATCTATAGGAATTAAAATAGACTTAGAAACTGCGTAAGCCGAACTAGGTCTCTTAATATACACTGTTCGTAAGTTTAAATTTCTTGAAGAGTCTATGAAATTTTGTATTGCAGCAGCGTCATCAGTTATCCCGTCACCTACAGCGCCGTACCTGCTAACATCTCCATACTCATACTGATAATTAACAACTCCAATCTCTCCACTTTTCAGTGGATAGTATTGCACCGCCGCACTGGTTGAATCCGCTGCCGGGCCAAGTTGTACCGAAGCAAGAGCCGCAGTCAAAGCACCACTGGAGAGTTCCACAGTGATGGTCGTACCCGACACACCAGTAATGACGCCATAGGCGCCTTCCGAAGTTTTTACCCTCCGTCCTACATGAAAATTAGTAGTATCTGAAACAGTAAAGGTTGTAGCAGATGCATAAGACGCCGCAGTCTCCGTGTACCAATCACGCAGAGCAAACACTCCGTTCACCAGTTCGGTGCGTAACCCGGCGTCTGTCCCTGTCCCCGTTGTCAGTGTAATATCGCCATTAGAGTCAAACGCCAAGAACAAACCCGCTCTTGCAGCGGCGTCTTTTGCAATGGTCAACACCCCATCAATGTCAATGGTATCTGACAATGCGATCTGGCGACCGAGCGTGTCACGTAATTGCTGAATCAGAAAAGTGAGGTGATCCATCTGATTCTCATGCACCTCGGGGAAAAACCCACCCTGTGATGCAAACTCAGTCAGTTGGTTCTCGATGTAGTTTGATCTGATGTACCACGTGTAACCCGACGGGAGATTGCCTGCGAGCCTGGTGATTGTCCCGCCTGTATCAGACCCGACACTGTTCACCGTGTAATCTGTATCGACAGTGAGTAGTGTCTGCACACCGTTAGTGTCTGTTTCATATACTGAGAGCTGTGTTTTATCCTTGACCCTGAACGTGTACGAATACTCGTTCGATGCACCGTTGCCGGTGTATGGTCCCGACGTGATATTAAGGGTGGTAACGGTCATTGTATGGCCTCTGCTTCTGTTAATGTGAGTTTAGCATTTACTTGCGATCAGGACCAAAAAGTAACTCGCGTGCAGTCAGGTCCTCACCTTCCTCAATAACATCATACAGGTGCTCCCCGGTGGCCCACGCCTGATTGACGCCGGGAATGCCCGCTGCCGCTGCCACAACTTTGCTGGTGTTCTTTATTGCCGATTTTGTTATTTCTTCATCGGTGAACGCTCTCTCACCGATCTGCTTGGTACCCTGTATACCCTTCTCAAGCAACGACGCAACCGGCGAGCTGTTGTACCCATAATCACCAATCAAACCACTGGCAACATCGCGTACGAAAGGCACTGATGTCAACGGATAAAGCGCTACTGCTGTAGCAAACTTACTCAGGCGCTCGTCGTCGTCTTCTGGCTCATCGAAATCACCGCGCATCAGCATTTCAAAGAATACCGGGAGAGTGAACAGGAACATCAGCTTCGCGGCTACCGCCGTAGTCGAGTATATTCCAGTACGCTTACCCTTCACCAGGTCACGGCTAAGATTCCCCAACGAGCTGAAAAACGTCATGAACATGGTAAACGTGGTGTGGATCTTGCTTTGGTTTCTAAGAATCGTTGCCATGTCTTTAGTCGCACCCGAGCCTTGTAGGTTCTCAACAGACCAATCGGCACGCTTGATTGCCCTGGCTTCGTCACCTGACTCACTGATCTCCTTGTTATACGCTGCATGCCACGTCGGGAGGTCAACCATGTAAGTCTGAATCAGCGCGATGTGTTTCATCGACGCTTCTTGAACAGCAGCCATCAGCCCTGTTTTTCCGCGCAGCCTATCCATGGCATTTTTGATTTCACGATCCATTGTCAACGCGCGATGACTCATCACCTTCGATCGCTCAGTGGCAAACTCCCAACCAGTCTGCATGTCGTCACGACTACCCAGCAGATTACGCACAGCTTTTATGTACCAACTGCGACCTACAGTGGTGAAAATACCCTGCATAGTCGGGCCTGCGCCAAGTTCTGCTGCTGTGGTCAGCAGACCAAACAACTGCATGATGCCTGTGGACGCCTTGAAGCCCATCACACCAAGGGTGGTGCCGAAACGCAACCTGCCGAACGCTTCATCGATATACGTTTTCGTGGGCTGTTGGCGACCATCTTTTGCGACATCATTCAACCATGGCTTAAGCTGCTTGAACTCTTCTTCACCGAGTACACCAGTGATCGCGTCTGCGATTTCAGGTGATTGAATCAACCGGTTAATCTGCCGAACTGCATCATGGTGAGTGATGTAGTGGATGACCTCGTTGAAGTGGTCTGGTACTACCTCAAGACTCAAATGAATTCGATCATAGAACCCTGTGCGCTCATTGGTTGCCCCAGCGTTCACCGATGACTGTATGCTCGCGGTGTTGTTAAACATTGATTCAGTCTCAGCGTCACGCTTCTCCGCGTTTTTCTCAGCCTTGTGACTGCGTTTCGGTGAGTATTTAACTGGGTAATACCCGCCTTTAAACGTGCCGTATTTTGTGACAACAGGTGTTGGTATCACTTTTGGCGGAGTCAACCCCGTAGTACGGCGATGAACTTCCGCAAGCTGCGGGTAAAGCAACTCCATTTGATCCCAAATACTCTGCACCAATTGCCAGTCATTTTTGTTCATGTGAGCAAGTACAGCTTGCAGCTTTGAATTGTTAAAATTGATTTCGGCTTCAATAGCAGGATCAGCCCAACCCTCACCAAGTAACAACTTTTTCAGGTTACTTTGGTTACCTGTGTTCAGTGCCACTGCGAGTATCTGGTGACCCATTAAATAATCATTGATCTCAGGTATCCAGATTTTAGTGTTATGGCGCTTCTGATCGGCTTTGCTACGGTTTGAAATCAGCTTCATCACCGGCGTAGCAATCTCATCGACCATCTTAATCTTGGCATCAAGAGCGTCTGTTAGCTGCTGTACCAGGATATCTTGACTCAACCCTGTGCGTTCGCCGCCGTCAAGCCACGAAGCCAAGAACGGCACCTTGGTGAGCTGTGATGCCCACTTGCGTACATTCTCCATTGCAGTTGCTTCGCGCGAATCATCGATTCGACTGCGGCTCCCTTTTGTGGCAAACCGCTGGTCTTGCTCGTTAATGTGGTCAACCCAACGCTGTTTCAGTTTTTTGAAATCGATTTCTTCCTGTTGCAGTTTGATCTTGTTGGCATATCGGGCGACATGCTCGATATTTTTCACCGAGTCATTGATGCCCTGGAGATCGGAAAACGGCACGTCTTTCCAGTGGGTGACATAGGACTCATCGAGGACTGCATCAGATAGTACCAAGCCGTCACCGTCTGATTCTATGTGGTCCTTCATCCACGTGTTGATGCTCTCAACTTCCTTCAACGTGGCTGATTTTCTGAACTCAAAGCGACTGAGAATTTTACTGATCTGATCCCAATAACCATTTTCTGCGCGGATTATTGCTTCACGTATCTTCTTCTTTCCATACCGTGACATTCGATCAACGATTTTCATCGTTTCGTTTTTCGCGTTCGTCGCCTCCATACCCAGGTAGTAGTTCATCACCTGTCGCAGCTTAGCGGCGGCCGCACCGTCGCGGTCACCCTCTGCTAGCATGCGAGCAGCCTCCTGTGCTGCACGGATCTCTGCACGACGATACTTGTTTGGGTGAATCTCACGGAATGACAACTTGCCAATGTTTGTCTCAGCAAGGGTTTTGATAGTGGCACGGTCAATGGTCGGCACGGTAGTGCCTTTTGCCAGTGTTTTGAGTTCACTCAGAATCAGCTTTCCGCGTTCCTCATTCTGCACAGCCTCATCGGCCTCACGCTCAATAGTACCATCAGTGAGAATGTCACCGTGGCGCTCTATCATGCGAGCCTCAGCATTGGCCTCAGCACGGTCGCCGATGGGCGCGGCCTCTATCAAATCCTTCAGCATCTCTGACCCGGATTCGTACCCAAGGAACACAGCAGCTTCATCCGGGTGCATACCCTGCTGACCCTTGGCAGTCATGCCGATGAGTTTAGGTGGTACAATGATCGAAGTTCGGCCAATCTTGTTTGTCTTCTTTTCCCCGACCATTTCTTTCACGGTGGCGTGGTCGAGTTTCAAATCACCGGCTTTCAACCTCTCACGCGCAGCATAGACACGCTCTTTTTTCAGCGTTTCGATTTCCTCATCGATGATATCCTGCTTCTCTTCTTTCCACCATTTCTCAGTTTGCCGGGTGAGCTGTTTGATAATTTTGTCGCGCAGCGTTTCAGCCTGCACATCCTTCACTTTCTCTTGCCGCTTCTGGTAATTGACGAACTCTTCTTCAGTCATGCCCGCCATCGCAGCATCAGTGAACATCGGCTCAACTCGCGCACGTGCTTCTGCTGCTGTGATCTGTTCTTCAGTAGCAAGCAGTCGATCAAATACTTTGCGCATTTGATCGTCCATGTTCACATTAAGTTTTCCACGCAGTGACTGGTAGATGCGTGTCAGCCAGCGTGCGAATGTGCGAAAGGCGTTGCGCAGCTCGATTGATGGCGCTTTACCTTCCATCAGGTATTTCTCAAACCCACGTGCGAACTGCTCATGCACAGCACGACGGATTGCTGCATCTTTGTCACGATCACCGGTGGTGGCCTGGTCAAGGAATGCAATTACATCATCAGCAGTAATTGAACCCTCTTTGGCTGTTGGTGGGGTTGTTGGTTGTGAGAATCGTTTGGTGAATTTTACAAAAAACGCACCGTTACCTTCGCCAATTTGAACCCCATCATAATCACCGAGTAAAGGTATCCACTCATCAGGTGTTCCGAATTTCTGTTCAAATTCACTGCGCCTTCTGAAATTGAGAACGTCACGATATATGTAACTTTCCCAATTTTGAAATGTCATTGCATCTCTGAATCTTAAAGGTTTTGATGGTAAATCATTTCGCTGCATTTCAATAACCTTACCAAATTCAGCAGCTTCTTTTTTATTTGTTGAAACATACAACCCCTTTCCATAAACAGCAGAATGGGTGCCGGTTGTATCTGAAATACCTCTATATAATTTAGTTTTCCCACCGATCTTTAAACCGATGTCAAGAAATCGTTCGGTATTGATTATTTTCTTTTTCTGTTGATCTGTGAACTTCTTTACATCACTCTGCTTCAACACATCAAACTCATCACCCAGGTAACCGTTCGCCTCTTTAGCAATATCTTCAGCGTTACGCTTGAACCAATTGTTAATACTTTTCACCAGGTCAGTGTTACCTTTCAGCTCCATCTCATACATGAAGTGAGCAAACTCATGCAGGAATGTTGAAAGGTCAGCAGCTTCAGTTAGGCGGATGACACTGTTTGCCGGGTCGTAATAGCCTCGTGCTTTTGATTTAGCGGGTGATTGTGCAAGCAAATCACGCTCTAGTAACGGTGTTAAATCTTTCAGTTTGAACTCCACCGGTTCGCCGTGCGATATTACTCCTGAAAATTCACGCGGTGCAAATATCGCTTCTTCAAGGTTACCCGTTGGTGAAACCAATAAATCAGGTCCATTAACAACATCTTCAATAATGTTACCTTTTCCTTCAAGATACCTGTCATTATGATCTTCCGCGTACTCACGTGATGTTGTTACCCAATCACCTGGGCGAATGCCATCACCTATGACAGCACGGTAAATGGTGACCTCACCAGGGGGATATCTTTCATCGTTCAATGTGTCATATATTCTCGACCATCTGACAGCGTCAGTAGCGTCACTCGTCAATATTTGGTTGTTTTTAATTAACCAACTCATAACTTCTTCAGGGACTTTACTAGGCGAATCATATTTAGCATTGAGAATGTCATCGGATGGCTTACTTGTTTTTTTATTTTTCTGCTTGCCATAAGGATCACCGGTTAGCTTTATCAGTTCAGCTCTGACTAGCGCAGCCCTATCACTAATAGACTCCCACTTCTTATCATCATATGCACCTGGCTTACGTAATACCTCAAATTCACTTTCTATTTGTGCTAGTTCCTCCTGTAATTTACGCACTTGTTTACTGTCAACAATATTCTGCTCCAACACCTGCTCGACAGCGATGCGCGCAGCTTCGCCAGTCTGTGGTCCCTCGATGATCAAACCCGCGTCCTGGTAAACCTGTCGCACTGTTTTACCACTGCGCTGCGCCTGCGCTGTTGCCCAGGCAGGTACTACTTGCGCCATGATAGAAGCGTTAGCGGCACTGACCTGACCTGAGTCAACCAGTTGTTCACGTACCGTGTCATAGATTTCCTGAGCCTCGACATACTCGCTGGCATTCTGCTTAGCTTCATTCATCAGTGATTTGATGTAACTCTCAGTCTCCTTCTTCGCCTGCTCTTGACGAAACGGTGACACTGACTCACCGGAGAGAGTCATGGCGTCACGCAGTTGTGCGTAGTGCTCAGTACCAGCTATCTCACCAGCGAAGTCACTCACAGGGACTTGTACGTCATTACCAAGCGCAGCAGCTTCAGCCGCCTTCTCAGACAATAGTTTCAATGCTGGGTCGGCCTGGATATCTTCAGAGGTCTTATCTTGCAGATATAACGATACCTGAGCGCCATCGATAAATACTTGAGTGTCATTATCACCATCGGCTTCACTGACAAACTGCTTGAATGACTCTTTGTCGCGCTCGCGTAGTTTCGAGTTTTCAGCATCAGCATTGAGTGAATCGATGCGTAACTGCTCATCCGTAGACAGTTTGTCACGCTGCCGTGTCTCAACTATCACACTCGCAGCAGTACCTGCACCTGCAAAGATCAACGACGCCTGAGCACCTACTTTAGCGGCACCTCCCACACGCTCAGCAGTTTCAATGCTGAATATTCTGTCCATTGCAGATGACAAGTCTTGCTCAGTGAACGAGTCTTTATCAATGTACTTCGCCAGTTCAGTACCGATAACATTGGTGAATTCTTGAGCACCCTCAGTAACCGCTTCAGTACCTACAGAAATACCGTAGTTTTTAAGCAATCGACCAATCATTTGCCGACCTGTTTCAGTCGCTAATGACTTCTTAATTTTGCTCTTGATTACTGCGCGCATCACCGGTGTGACAGTGCGACCGAGTGCCATGAGTGAGATGAATTCAAGACCCGCGTTGATTGAACCCACCAAAACCGCTGCACCTGCTGCGATTTTCGGATTCATCAAATTGTCTTTTTCATCTTTTAAAGCTGAGAACTCGTTGAATGCCAGCCCTGCTTCAAGATCGAATGCAGCCTTGGCGACACCAACGCGACCTGCGATGCGCGCCCCTGCTGTAGCACCGGGGAGTTTACCCGCGACATAGCCTACCCCGGCCCCTGCGACACTATATCCGAGACCAGTGCTGAGTATTTCATACATGATTGGCAGCTGCTCAGCCGCTGCAATAGGTGCGCCAGACAGAAACCCATACACCTCATTGTCTTTATTTGTCAGGGTTTCGATTTCTTTCAATCGATTTATCTGGTCGTCAGTGACAGCTTCACCAACCCCCAATGCTGAATACATCCTGCTAAGGCCAATATCAGACGATTCAACTGTCAACTGACCTTTCTCAAACCCGCTGCCGATGTCACTGAGATATTTCCCAGCCGCAGTCAGCGTGTCTTCAATTGACTGCATAATATCAACATCATCTTGAGCAACGATAGCGTTGTCGATATTGGTCAGATATCCAGCAGTGACCGGGCTTTTATCTCTAAGACTACTGAAATCGAACTCATTTTTGTTAACGATCTGTTTAACTGAGTCAATGTCAGCCTCGACAGCGAAACTCGGAATCCCTGTTTTCCTACTCAGATCCAAAACTTTGGCATGATTGTCAGGGTTAACTTTCGCCGCTTCACCCATGGTGAACTCAAGATTGTCATCTTGAGTGTTGAAAGATGAATCAACCTCTTCCCCAGTTGCTACTTCTGAAATTGAACTCAGGTCAACTTTGCTTGGGTCGAACGGCATTATTTTGTTCCCTGTTCATATACGTTTTTCAGACTGGTGACCGTCACGGGTTGATTGTTATCGATAAGGAACTGATACGCATCAGTCAAATCTTTGACATCGATGTTTGGGGTGTTGTTAATGATCCGGTTCAACACTCGAACATCGTTAGCTGGCGTGTTACTCAAATCAATCTCGATATCGGGCGCAAGGAAGTCAAGACCAAAAGCAGAACGCTCGACTACAATTCGCTGAGTGAATTCGCTGATTATTTGATTTTCTTCAGCAGGCGTGATTTTTGACTGCTTATTTTCTTCAAACTCATCAATGGCGTCTTGAAGATCGCTTAGGAAATCGTTGGCAAGTTTTCCTTTTTCAGTGAACCCACCGCTCCTCTTTTTCCAACTGCTTCTTTTCCCAAACGCACCTTCAGCGGCATCAATGGCTTTAGATGTCAACGATTTAACCCGGCTACCTTGTTTACCTTTCTTAGCGGCATTGACTTCACTGATTACTTTTTGCAGATCGGCAGGTTTAACTTTGTCTGCGATACTCATTGGTTCAAAAGCCGCTTTTTCTTTGACACCAAGTAATCTGAAATTTGCCAAAACAACTTGGTCAGTTAGCTGGTGTTTACCTGACAAAATGTTATTCCGCTGAATGTCAGTCATCCCCAACCAAACTTCAGGATTCTTCGATTCTATTTCAGTCGGTGACAAACCGTCATTAACTTGACCGATGGCTATCTGATAATAATCATTCTCTTGTTCTCTTTCAGCCTGTTTTTTCCGGTTGAACTGGGTCATTGTTTCGGTCATTATTTTTTTGCGCAGTTCAGCGTCTTCTATCTTATTCACTTCTTCAACAATATCAGACCTGTTTTCATATTGATCAACCAATCTACTCGCAGTCAGTATTGCAGCAACAGCGTCAGATTGTGTCTTCTCAATGTTAGTTTTCCGATCAATCGCAGCTTTAATCTTTACTTTGTCTGGGCCTTCCAACCGATCACCATATTCTTTGAACGCAACCCTGCCTTCATCTGCGCTACTCTGAATGGCTGCACTGATAGTGGAATTTGCAAAAGTCGACTCGAACGTTTGCAACTTCTCTGCTGTTGCTTCTGGACCAAGACCCATCAAGTCAGATGAATCAATAATAGCTTGCCTGCCAAGTACGTTTTGCACTCTCAATCGATCAGGGTCATTCCAATACAGTGACGCATTCTCAAGCGAATTTTCCAATTGCGACTCGATGGTCGCTATCTCCCAAGCTTTAAGTCCTTTCGATGCGTGTCTGGCAATATCAGCACTGCTGCGGGCAATATGCGCATCAGCCGCTCGGTCAAACAACTGCTTTGACTGAGCGTTAAGTGTTTCGCCGTATTTCTTTTTCAACTCTTCAAGTGCTTTTGAAGTATCAGAAGATTTGTCATACGCGTCACGACCCTGGGTGTTGAAGTACCCGGTGTCAGGATTGAAGAATATGTCATTTTTATCACGCTCGAATTGCACCAGTGCTTCTTCAGATGATGTAATATCAATGCGCTGCTTCATTTGAAGTCCTGCATTGACTACATCCGCGACACCTTTGGCGATCTGATTACCAAATGTACCGGGGGGAGCATCTTGCGCCAATGGTTGCGTAACTACCTGTGACCTTACTTGATCTGGTTCATATTGTGCGATCTTGGGCATGTCAGAACCTCAATTAAAAATTGGCAAATTCATCGCCAGAGAGTACACCTGACGTTCCCCCAGCATACCCTGTCTGACCCTTGATCAAATTCGCAGAGCTGTTTGGTGTATACCACTTGTCAGCCACACCTGTGCCAATCACAGCAGCGCTACCGCTAAGTAGAGTCCCTGTTGCCGCTGTCCTTCCTACTGATGCCGCTGCATTGCCCTGAGAGAGCGTCAGCTCTGCCCCAGTCTGTAATGATCTGACCTGTGATTCGACATTACTACGAATGCGTAGTGCGTCAATTTCACCGAGGGTTTGAGTGTCTTCTTGTAATTGCAGTGCCGAGCCACTACCCAGCTCAACCCCAGCAGCGCCAAGTTGAGCGCGTTGCTTTGATAACAGCAGGGCTGTTTTGCGACGCTGGATGTTTTCAGCTTCAGTGCCGGCGCGGCGAACTTCTTGTGCTTGATTCTCCGCGACGCGCGCGTTATACCGACTGGCTCCTTTCTGATAGTTCCCTTGATCGATTTGAGATTTTGCAGCAAAAGCTGCCGAGGCAACTGTTGCCACCGCCATTATAGTTGTTGGTTCACACATTAGCGTGTTCTCTCAAGATGAAATCTATGAAACAGTTCATGGGCTACTCCATGGGGTTCAGGATCATCAATTGTGAACCCGATGCGTCTGAGCCAATTGACGCTAACTCTATTCTCAGCATGCACATAATTGAACAGCCTTGGACAAATACTTAGCATCTCATCAATCACTGCTGGGACTTGAGTCAAAAAATGACGCTTATGCTTCACAGCGCCTTCAGTACCAAGGAGCCACGGTATACCAGACCCTGACAATATATCACGGATCACCAACCCTATCATTACACAAGGGTCACCATCTACTGTGACAACAACAGAGCTGTGTGATAGATCCCACCCGCGCATTAGTGCTTCATATGGTAAGTGACGGTGAGAAGCCCACACCTCGTCAACATCAGCCTGGCGCATGTTGACAGCGATGAACTCGACCAAATCATTAGTTGGTTCGATGAATTCAACTCCCACCTATATCAACCCTGGGAATGACTGAAAGAATGGCTAACGGCAGCGGTGACCTCTGCTCGATACGAACGCCGCCACCTTTACTCCACTGCGGTTCGATGTTGACTTCCTGCTTGTATGTTTTCAGACTGATGGTATCGTACTCATCCGAATCAAACCTCGGCTTTATCTCTTGATACGTTATGGTCTGATCACCAGCATCATTGTCTTTGCGTGGTCCAACAAACCCTCCACGCGAACCCTCAACCTCAATGAACACTTTGGATACTGAAACTGATTGTGCTTTGACTGTTTGCACAGTCGAAGCCGTGTCTATGTCGAGCAACTCAATCGCCGGAGTGTAAGGTAAACCTACATGGATTTTAGATGCGGCACGCTCCAATGTTATCGAGCCACCAGTGACAATTTTATTTTTGGTCACGTATCCATCAGTCAATATCGCAACACTCTCACCTTCAAGGTGATCCAAGCCAGTAATGACCGTAGCCGGTGACCCGTTATAAGATAGCCCGGAGTCAACACAGAAGGCGTCTTCGGCAATTTTACTTTCACGTTTCTCAAGTCGTTCAACATATCGCACAGTATTACCGTTGATTGTGCGTTTAACTATGACGTACAGAGCATCGCGACCATCTTCACTAATAGTCGCTACTGACTCAAATTCTCCAGCGGTTTTATGCTGATGCCACCCCCACACCTTGTGCTCACGTAAATAAGTAAGCCCAAGTAACACCCCGTCATCACGAACACACCACAAAATTCCATAAGGTTCATCAGCGTAGGCCATCTCAATAATCTGATGATCTTCAAAGAGGTGTTCAGACATTATTGACAGGTCATTCCCCGCATATCTGTCACCAAACTCATCACCATTCAGATCACGAATGCGTGCGCCTTTTTCCTGCAAATATAATACTGTGTCGTTGATGATCACAGGTTTTACCCATGACGATCCATTATATGATTGATTCTTTACACCAGCAGTTGACGGGGTTAATATCCTATCTTGACCTTCATTCACTTTCCATTCGCCACCAGCGGTCAGAAGGATTAACGAGTCAAGTGATATAATGTGTCGGATCTCATTGACCTGTTTGGCCGCGATGGTGAACGTCACTGCATCATCATCACGCGCCGGGTTCGAGGTTCGTAGAGAATTATAATTAGCGACTTGTGTAGTAAATACAACTTGTGATTCGTTGTTGGTGTTAGCGAAAATCTGGCGCTGATCATAGTATTCAACAGCGGCAGGTTTGTTGTCTACGCCACTAAACGGTTGTCGATCTTCAGGTGGAGCGTCGCTAGTGATAGGAGCCAAGTTGTAATCATCAAAATTAGTGTTATTTGATTCTCCAATCCAACCGTACATTTGAGTATTATTTGAAGGGTCTTTATAGATGCGATAATACTCAGCACCTGTGACAGCGTTCCAACCTAACCGAACACCACCTGTGACAGATAGTGATTTTGTAGTTATGGACGCTGGTGACGACGCCAACGACTCAACCCCGTCAGCGTCAACCGCCGTAACCACGTAAGTGTATGTTTTGCTGTATGACCCGAACCCTGCTCCGATTGTTGTTGCGCTATTAGCACGTGTTGCGTCTCCACCGCCGGCATATGCGTCATAAAAGGTTGAATCCGTCCCCTGGAGTTCAAAAGTGTCATTGGTTAATGACGTGATTTTATATGATTTCCCATTCACCTGTGTCATACCAATGACGTTATCAATGGTGATGGTGTTACCTGTAGAGAACCCATGAGCGACAGCAGTCACAACAGCAGGGTTTGCTTTGGTTATCCCCGTAATGGATTTTACAGTTGAACCAGCAAAAACTGGCGCAGATACAGTTGAAGCATAATTGATGACAGTCAGAGTCCAATTGTCATCGGCCAGTCGATTGAGGTTTCTTGGATCATGGTCCGGGTGAACAATCGTCATCACATCAGCGTTTTGGGTGTAGTTGAGGCGTGACAACTGCGCTTCAGTGTATGGTGTTGCGATCTCAAAAATGGCGGGACCAGGCCCTGCTAGCACATACCCACCGGCCTTAATCACCCTCATCTTCAGATGCTCAAAGACAAGGATGTATGTCTGGGTCGTGTTAAAAGAGAATGGGATAAGTCGACCGACTTTTGACGAGTCACCCAACTCACCGATGAAACGCAGCCCAGGGCGTGAATACACCCCTCCCTGGGCTCGCACAAAGAAGTTTTCACATAGGTTAAGGCCGGTGGCGTATTTAACCGTGTCAGCGCGTGACTGCAACGCTGGTGCAATCTCACCAGATGTGAAGCTGCGCTGTATGAATTGTGGCACTAACTATCTCCTGATTGTTTCAAACTCGCTTAGTGCAGGTTCACTGTATTGCTCATTCAAATCATCAGCCATGGCGTTATCCAGGTATAATTTATATATTTGGAACGATTCATTTCGCAACTGCCTCCCTACTTCAGCACCGATAATCGGTATCGCCAATTCAGCAGATAACAAGTGAGACAGAGCCAATACAAAGTCAGTGCTAAACAAATTAGGATCGTCTATTTTGACTGAATAACTAATGCGCAACTCGGATTCATTTGCCCCAATGACTTTATTGCTATCAATGTTAAACACCTCGTAAGGTATTCGCCTACGCATATCGTTGATCGGCAACAGTTGACTATCAACCAACCGAGATACAACATCAGAATCAGCGTTTGACAACTGCTCGTAGGAACTTATCAATCGGTTGATTTTCAGACAATCAGAAGGATATTGGTACGCGTAATTCCAGTTGAATACGTCATCCGTCAAAACAGCGAGTGTTTTTATTTTGTGATTGAATGACCACGGCAACTCGGCAAGCAAACGATCCCTCATGATCGGATATTTCAGTTTGCATTGCTGAGCCTGCAAACTGTTTTCGTCAAGCGAGTTGATACTACCAGCGCGAATATTTGACAGTGCCAAATTACAAATTTCAACCACGCTGGTCATGATTATTCACCGTAGAGTTGTTTCACACGATCATCGTCTTCACGTTCGATCTTCAGCGATGTCAGCTGTAACCGGATGGATTTCGTAGACCCCTCCTTGTTACTCGATTCAGATTTATGATCGACAAATGCATATCCGCGAACCTTAACTACATCACCAACGGCAAGGTTGTTTGTTTTCAACTCATCAACAAGATCACCATCAACACTGATGCTTGTCCCATAAGGGTAATAATCACCGTCGGAACGGCAGCAGACATCCTGTGACGAACTTTCTTTCTTGATCTTCACCTGACCATCGTAGTCCATGATTCGCGCCCTCAGAGTGTTTCGACAGAACTGCCAGCTTTACCGATGAACAGCGCTTCTGCCGCGTCACCCTCGGTCGAAGCATGAGCAATATCATTCGCGTCTTGCTCAGCCTTTTCAGCAGAGGCGGAAACTTGTGACGCCTCTTGAGCCTCGCGCTTTTCCCTGACAGCAGCTGATTCTTTCGGCATCGCTGCCAGCCACGACGGCATTGTCTTTTTGCTGAACGGCTTGTCAGTAAACAAGACGGGACGCTTACCTTCAGGGTGGTAATATTTCCCCCCGAAAAACCCCGGACTTTTGACTTTATAACTTGGCATCTCATCGCTCCTAGATGGGTTAGAGAAAGGGGCCGAAGCCCCAATCAATTAAGCACCTGTGACGTTGGTCTGGTTACCCATAGTAATGCCAGCAGTAACCTTCCCGGTGGTTGGCGCGACACCCACCACAACATACTCCATGCCAAGATACCGCTCAACGATACCATTGGGCAGAAAGTCCAGGTTGATCTTTTTACCAGCGACCAGATCAGCCAATGCGATGGTTTGACTCGCAATGGTTGTACCCAGCGCAGTAGTGGCTCCCGTCGAGAGTTTAATCTCAAGGGTGGTGAGATTGTTGAACGCCTCAGTAACCTGGGCCAAAAGAGGGATTTTGACACCCTTACCGATGTCGTCATTCAATGCGGCGGCGGCACCATAGGGTGTGTCCGGCGCACCCAGGTCGATGACATTGGTGGAATCCACAGAGGCCGTGATTGCCTGGTTGTCTGAAAACAACTGTTGAGCTGAAAGAATCATTGTATTGATCTCCAAAATGTTGAAAAGGTGCCGAGCATCACCTCGGCACCAATGGTTTTAATTTAGACCACTCGCGCCTCAGTATTGATGATGGCGTCAGTCTCACGAATGGGGATGCCGCGATAAGTCAAAACTTCCTTACCTTCGATCTCCATCGGCTTCAGTCGCACGAAGCTGTCAGACGCGCCAGCGTTCGTGGCCAAAGCATCAAGCGCTTCCATCACGTCACGGTTGCAGTAAATGGCAATCTTGCCACCGGCTACACGACGATTCTGCAACTTGTAATACGCTTTGCGCATGAAGTCGTACAGTGCAACAGACCCAGCCTGCATATTGGACACGTCGATGTTTGCGATACGCGATACATAACGCCAGTCTTTAACTGCGAGACCGATATGATGAGTGAACTTTTCTTCCATCGCATAGTACGCATTGCCTGCGCTGTCGAGCACACGCTGCTGACCCATGTCTTCACGTTGCACACCAGCGGACGTGCCTTTCGGATACAACACGCTGCACTGGTTATCACCCCAGGTCACGAACCAGATTGATGTGTTATCAGAACCTACACCACCGGAGTCAATGATCTGATTGCCGTTTGAGGCGGACAAACTGTTGAAGCGCGGAGAGAAGCCCATGAACTCTTCAGGGTCAGATGCGTTATTGCCGTAGATCATTTTGGTGGCGACCTCATTGGCCATGGCCTCAAGATACGCCTGAGCCTCCGACAGACGCACTGCGCCCTCATTGGTACTCAGATCCAGCAGACGCTTGTCGATGGTGCTCAGCCCCTCGACAAAACCAGTGGTATCTTCGACCTGAGCAGTCTTACCTTTGCTGTTCGGGATACCTTGATACAATTTACCCCACGTAACATTTGGAAGACCCGAGCGCACAGTATGCAGGTGAGTAGTGCCCTTGTTACACTCGATGGCGATCGCATCTTCGAGCATCGGGTTCATTTCCAGCAGCATTTCGATGATGGGTACAAACTGACCTCGCCCATCCTGCTGCTTATAAATGTCGATCAGATCGACAAAAGTATTTCCTAATGTAGCCATGATGCACCTCTGTTATTTACTGTTTGGATAAAGTAACGACACTCGGTCTTCGGCTTTGGATGACACAGCACCGCTAGAACCTGGTACGTCTTCTTTCAGCGTCTTACCGATGCGAACCATGAACCGGACAACTTCAGGGTGGTTGCCCACACCGTGTTCTTCCAGTAGCTGTTTCAATTCCGGCGTGCCATATTTGTTGATGGCAGATTGTGCGATTTTGACATTTTCTTCAAACTTGTCTCCACCGAACTCACTGTCATTCCTTGATTTGTCACGCCAGTCACTCATCAGCTGGTTAAAGTTGTCGATCTGCGCCTGCGAACCCGCCTGGACCTGCGCTGCATAAACATCGATCAGCTTTTGAGCCTGCTCTTGGTTCAACCCCAATTCTTTGAAAATGGGAGTAACTTCTGAAAGAGCGGATTCATCCAGCGTCACACCGTCTGGCATGGCAAAGTCGGCATAGGTGTCGGGAGGTGTATCACTATCTTTTTCACCAGCGTCGCCTGCGTCTGAGTTTTCATCAGCGCCTGCGGCATTCTTAACAGATGAATTTTCACCAGCGTCAGAATTCGTATCAGTGGTTTCATCAGTCAAGACAGTCTTTGCGTCAACTGACTCATATCCACTTGTGTCTGTTTCAACACTCGTTGTTGCAGCTTTCTCAGCCATCTAAATTTTCCTCAATCATTTTCATATAACTCGCAGGCGCGTACTCTTTCAAATCACTTTCAATTTGCAATCCAGCTTGTCTTTTTCCTGCATTATACGCGTGCTTGATAGGATCTGTGTGAAATATGTTCTCAAACAGACCGCACTGTTGCAAATGCTTCCACATGAACTCGCGCCCAGCTTCAAACTTCATGAAATGCTGAACAGCAAGACTTTCTAAATCTTGTTTTTTTTTCTGAGGTTTTTCGTCATAAAAACTGTCGTTTCCCATTATGAAACTCCAGCCCTATCCATCATTGTGTCCAGTGCATTACTGTCCCCCATGGGTGTCTCAGACGCAGTCTTCGCCATATTGGTCAACGTCTCACCCTGTTCAATCGCGGCCATCCTCTGCTGCATTTCTGCTTCAGCAGCAGCAGCATCTTGTGCGTCTGAATCACTGACGATGGTGGATGGATTAACACCAAGTGCTTCGGCATAATCATCAACAGCCTGATTGATATTGACTTTGTGACGAGCCGCAGGCCAAACAGCCGCAACTGATCCAGTGAATTGGGTAATTCGATCAATTGCACCAGTATTAACCAGCCGCTGGGCTTGTGCCAACACTGAGATGTATTCAACATTAAGTTCACGATTCTGTAGTTCTGGCGGCGGTAGCGGTAGCACGCCGTTTCGTTGCAGCATGTTAAACGTGCGATCAATTGCCGGATCAAGTAGTTCGTTATGCAATCGCTCCAAAACTGGACCGAGCATCAGCAGTTTTTCTTCATGCTTCTCGGCCACTTCACGCGCAGTAATCTGCCGACGATCAGTATTGGCCAACATCAAAAACAAATCTTCATAGAATGCACGTTGAATGCGGTTTTCTGTATTCAGTATCTCACTAGTTATAACATCAATTCGCGGATTGTAATTCTCATAAATGCTACGCAATCCGCCATTATTACTGTCTGAATGCCATATAACGTCGTTTGAACTGAGCTGACCACCTTTCATTTTGTTCTTGAGTGCGGACGGACCTTGTAACGGAGGACTAACCAGCTTACCTATCGCCTGGTACTTGCGACGCTCGGCAAGCTGTAGCGCTTTCGTATCGCCCAGTGCAGTGATCCCAGGGCAATCTGTCGCATAGACATCTTCGCCTGTCACATCCCAGCGTGGGGCTACTACAGGGTATTCTCGAAATCCCGACTCACGTAAAAATTTATCCTGCGCGTCACGAGAACCTTTATTAGCCTCGTAATAAACTGAACGAAATGGCATGTCACTCGATTTGACACTGGTATTATCCCGGTCGTCATTCGGCTCAATGGCATGGACAATCTTCACCCATGCTTCAGTGTTACCATCTTTCCACTGTTTCTGCACTGAATCACTGCAATTATCAATCCCAAACTGCTTAACCGTCTTACCTACTGATAATTCATACTCACGATACATCGTGTCATTGATGTTCTGTCCGTTCATGCCGAGCATATAGCTGCCAATTGTGTACGGTTTACACCAGATAACGTTCTCGAAATCCTCGAATATACCCATTACGGCGGTGCCAAATACACCAAGTTCAGAATACAACTGATGCAGCGCATTATAGAAGTTCGACGCAGAATATACCTTATACATGATGGTCTGCACTTCATGCAGCCACAACTTAACTGCCATCACATCATCTAACTGCTTGTCACCGGTGCCAAGGCGAAACCATGGGCGTGCTGGAGATGTAATTCCAGACATCATGCCAGATGCCAGTGTGCGTGATGCCAATCTGCTGGTGTTATTGATCTGCTTTGTGTTTCGCTTGAAACCTTTGTTTCGGTCAGATGAGAGGAATCTACCACGATGAGCCAAATGGTAATCCGACAATTCACGCCACAACGGAATGAAAGTGTTACGTTCAGAACGTAACGCTTCAAGTCGCTTATTGTAGCTTTTGATGGATGGCATGCTATTCCCCTAATAGGGTCTTTACTGCTGTTGCTGCTCCGTTACCCTGCACGCCACGTGTGCCAGTGAGTATGGTGCTTCGACTACTGCGCCCTGCGGCTTTGCGTCGTCTTTGTGCATCGGTATCGTTTCGCTTCGATGACTGAGCTGGAACGCGCTCTGCTTCTGGTAACCGCGGGGGTGGTATAGGTGCTGATCCGCCACACATATCAATGCCCTTTAAGTATTGAAATAACCATAATAATATCAGCCAAGTGGGTCATAGTCACTAAACGAATCCGTGGCACTTAGCGGGTCATAGTCACTAAACGAATCCGTGGCACTTAGCGGGTCATAGTCACCAGTGTCGGAATTGCGTACATGAACCACCGCGTCGAGTTGGTCACGAGGAACCTCACGAGCAGGTACATTATATGCGAACGTGAGATACAATTGGTCAGCCCAGTCCGGCGAGCATTTGATCCTCTTCTTCATGTCTTTCTTTTTCTCTAGCACTAGACGATCTTTGTCATCATGCCAGTAGTCACGTGATGTCAATTCTTCTTCTAATTGCGGATCATCGATTATCGCACCACCTTCCATCAACCATTGGCGACACCTAAACCCCATTTCGGCAGTTTTATTAGCGAAGTGTTTTTCATCATCAGCTCTTCCACCGAAATTTACTCCAATGACATGGTACCCAAGCTGCACCAGGCGATCTACCATAGGACCACCGATACCTGTCTCATCCAAAAATGTTACGTCAGGTTTATGCCGATCCAAAATCATTGTGATCTTGCTGATGACATGCATACTGTTGCGCGACTTCTCGCCAGGAATTCGATACGTTTTTTCCGATTTCGCGTCTTTTCCACGACGAAACCCAATCATGCAATTATCATCGCCGCCGCGTGCTACATCAATACCGCAGATCAATGGATCATCACCTAAGTATCGCCCAGGTCCGCGCTTTTGTGCATCAAACACCACGTCTGAGGGTATAAATTGAGTATCGCCTGCTCGCGGAAACCGCCCCAACACCCGGACCCTAAAGAAATCTGAATCTTCTCCCCAGTCATCAAGCCACTGTTTGATGAGTTTCTTGTTGGTCATCTTCGCAGTCCGACTGTCTATCTGCCGCACTGACCAACGATGCTTACTCCGATTAAAGCACTCCCGAAACTTCCCAGTGTTACGCGTCGGATTGCCAAATACAAAAAACATCGGCTCACCATCGGTCAACCCACCTTCGGCAACCTCCCATATTTTATCAGGGACAGCACTCGCCTCATCGAAAATATAAAAAGGTGTCGAGTTTGCAGCATGCAGCCCCGCAAACGCTTCAGAATTCTCCTCGCGACAAGTTTGGGCATCTACGCGCCACGATTCTGGCCATGAGTGGTGATATAGAGACATTGACCCGCGACCATTGTTGTATTCAAACCAGTGACCAACAATACAGCGCGCCCTCCACTTACCGAGTTCACCCCAGGTCTTTGTTCGCAACTGATCAGATGTGTTCGCGGTGACGATACCTTTCGCATAAGGGCGCGTTGACATAATCCATAAAATGATCCACGCAGTAAGGGCACTTTTACCGATGCCGTGGCCTGACGCCGTGGCCTCGCGGATTGGGTCAACGGGTGTAATGCCATCGAAACCCCGCTCAGCGACTTGTTTTCCGATGTCAATTAATGTGTCACGCTGCCACGTATCAGGACCAGTAAAGCCTTCCAGTTCACCATGGTCCCAATCAAACGCCCACATAGCCCAACCATGCGGATCAGCGTAAAATTTAGAACACTCGTCAGCAAGCAACAGGTCAATTTGACCAGCGTAATACTCATCGCTGGATGCCATCGCTGATGCTATTACACCCATTAGCTTAGCCTTTCGCGTACACACCGACCGCTGCCGCCGTCACTGATTTCGTGACCTCCAGGTCGATAGGTCCGGGTATTGTGATCGCATTGTGGGTCGCGGTCAGCTCACGGATTGAGCCATCTTGATACAAGTCACCTAATGTTGACACACCCTCTTCATCAAGTTGGAAAGTGACAGTTTCAGCGCCTGTCAATTTTCCGGCTGAAACTGTCAACCTAATACCAGCATCAATCGATATTTTTGCAGTAGCTGCTCCTGTAACTGGTGCGATTATAGGTTTCATATTGATAACACCCACACACCATTAGCGTCCAGTGTGATTGTAATAGACCCTGTGGTATTACCAAATGCAGCGCTTTCGATGCTAGTGGCAATGATATAGCTGTTTGTCGCTTCATAAATCACGAGAGTTCGACCATTGGTGAACCCTCCAGCATCTTGCGCAATAACAGCGGGATCATCCGCGTCAAATGACAAATCAAGGCCTACTGTTAGACCGCATGTGATGTTAGCCAAAGCGACAGGGCCGGTCCATGCAGTGCCAATGGTCACCGGGGTGAGTCCACTGTATAGGTTATCGACATCAGGATCGATCACCGATTCTGTCACAATACCGAGGTTGATTGTGTCACCCGCAAGCGTGGCATCGAGATCAAGTGGCTGAGTGCCATCGAAATGTCGCTCAAGCCATTTTGAATGGACTACCCAGGCCATTAGTTAACCCTCCGTTCTTGTTGAGTTAGCTCCAGCTCTGCCAGCTCAAGAATGTCTGACCAAGCGTTGATTGACGCTTTTGTATTTGCGATCTCTTGAGATAATTCAGAAAATGGCGTTGTGCGAGAGTGCAGTCGTGCGAGTTTCGCAGTCAGGTTTTCGATGCGGGACCGTGCCCTTTTTTTCCTGAATTCAGCAGACTTTTGACCGCAGTTGATGTACACAGGCGCGCCAATTATTTTCGACTTAAATGGCCACATTATATAAGCTCCTTTATCAAATCTGATACGAGTGGTCCAACAAGCTTGAAAATGAAACCTGTTTCTTTGACCTGCACAAACACGGCGCCAACCGTCACAGATTGACCATTAATTGATAGTGTAGCACTACTTGGTGAGATTATGCGAAGCGTCGTTATATCGACAGTTTCGCCGACTATCGATATCGTGCCAGTAGCTGGGTTGATGCTGGTAAGGACATCTACTATCACCGTTTGACCATTAACACTCATCACCTCCAATGACGGTGAAATCACTTTATCAGCTAATATGTCAACAGCTTGACCTGATAATGAAATTGATCCAGTAACTAGATCAATGTTTTTTGACAAAAACATTGATGCAGATTGACCACTAATTGTTATTGCACCTGGCGATGGTGATATTGATCTGCCAAACGTAATGTCAACTGTCTGACCTGATACTGATATTGCGCCTAAACTAGGGGTGATGATGTTTGGTTGGGTCAGTGATACAGGTTGACCCGTGACACCGAGGGAAGCCGTCACTGGTGAAATTGTTGTGCCACTAGGTGACGAGACACTATACGGCCCACCAAGCGGGTATTTGCCAAGTTCTGCCCAGCCTGCACCGGGCATCCTAGGTCGCCTCTAGTCCAGTCACAGCGCTATCTGCAATAACTTCAGCACGCTGCCACTCATCAGATGTGAGTGCGCTGATTTCGGTAATTGCTGGACGTGCAATGTCTTCGATTGCCAGCATAATTGCAAGCCATTTGTTACGCATACCAAGGATGAAATTAGCAGCGTCCGACACAGATTGGAAATTGCTTGCGTGCTGCTCACTTACCACGAACTCATAGCCAGACGTGTCTGCTAACTCAACGCCTCCACTAGCGGCTACCGCAGCCAAATAATCTGTCGCCTGCTGCGCCTTGGTGAGATAGATGCCATCTTTTTCTGGATTTGCGTAACGTCGGCGAGCTTCATCAGCGGCAGATTTTACTCGTTTTATTGCATCTGTCTGGGCTGGAATTAGCGGGTCGTAAGCATCTATTGCTGCCTGTATCTCGCTCTCCGTGCCGCCTGAGTGACTGACGCTTACCGTGCCATCATGGTTGATAACTTGGTGCACCTCGTAGCCAAGAGTTTCTAGGTACTCAGGAAGCCCGAATTTATTCGCCAGTGTAACCATTATTGCAACTCCAGCAAAGTGAAGAAAGCTGCCTGATCTGCATTTTCAGGGGCCGCATTCCATACAGCGGTATCCGCATCTGGCATAGTTGTCCACCCAACTCTATTCGTGCCGTCGCGCAATGCTGTAGCGATATTAGTTGTGTCGCCAGCCACACCAAATGGTGTCCAATAGCGTCTGCGGCAATTATGCATCGTTGCACCTGCGTTTGTGTTCCATAGATAGCCGACTGCCAGGTCACGATTGAATAATCCTTCTACAGGAGCACCAAAATTAGCAACTATATATCCAGGAGCAATTTCTAGTGATATGTCCCCAGTCTCTGCAATTGGCTGGCCGATTGGTGTGTAATCAGCGTTGAGCTCATAGATCCCCCAGCGTATTTTTGCGCCAGAACCTGCGGTAGCTGACGTGCGTAACCTGAACCTGATACCTGTTGCTACACCATCTACTGGCCCAGGGTAGTGCGCTGCTATGCAGTAGAATGCGTTATTGAAATAAGCACCACTCCAGTTATCCGTAAACGGTGTGTATTTATTAACTACAGCCTGAACTGTGTTCTGCGCTGTGTGACCTAACCCGGAATACCCCGTCGGCAAATCTGCTGAGTATGCCTCTGCACTTGCACTAAGCGTTAGTTGGCTCCCAGTAGTAGATCCAATGAATCTGTCTTGAACAAGGTTGCCAGCACCATCGAGATACCAAATACCCCACTGGAGCGCAGTTCCATCCTCAAACCATACAGCGATTCGCTGGCCTGCCGAAGCATTAGCAGAAAAAGCCTGTGCTCCACTCACAGCACCGCCTAGCGCCACACTTGTAGTCCCGCCTGCGGAAAGTGTTTCTCGTGTCCTTGGTAATACTTTAGCCATTAGTTAGGGACTCGCAGTATAAGTCAACGAGGTAATACTTACAGTATCTCCAGCACCAATAGTAACCGAGGAAAGCTCAATATCTCCGCCACCGCCTGTTGCTGTAACAGTACCTCTAACAACTTCAACGTTGTCTCTATCTACAAATTTAAACAGGGCTGCCGTACCTCCAGTAGCATTAGTGTCGTCATTAATAGCATTCATTGTGGCGGTGCCAGAAGCAGCAGCACCAAAAGCAGGAGTAGCTGTCCAAGTTAAGGTGGCAACTTCTACATCCCCGGAGGTCATAATCACAAGATCTCCAGTGACGTCAGTAACACCAAGATCTATTTGATCTACAGTATAATCTGCTAATCCATTACGAACAGCAGTAGAGTGAGTGAGTGCCATGTTAAGCTACCTTTACCTTGCCTTCTTGTTCCCACTGAAGCACGTGGTGCAACAGAGCATGATGAGTATCTCTGATATTATACTTCATATTTTTACAATATTGGCTATTAAAAACATCACTAAAAAAGTCTTCTACTGGAACAAAGGTTTTTATTATATTTCCAGCAGAAGGAGTTCCTCCTGAGATCTTCATAAACTTAGCTCCTGTATTAGACTACTTTTTATTTTTTGTACTTTGTTTTTTACTTGCAGATATTCGTCTTCTGCAGCATCTTTAGCCTGTCTGGCAGCCTGTGCTGTTTTTTGTAGGGACTTAATTCCTTGCTTAATTTTATTAGACTCTGCTTTAGCAGAAGCTACTATACTAGCTGCCTCTTTGCGAGCAGAATCTATAAGGACGTTTCCCTCTTTCTCCGCCTGTTCCAACCTTTTTTGTATTGCAGAGTCTAGCTCTTTGAATCTTTTTTCTGCGTCGTTACTTTTAGAGACCAGTTCATCACAAATACTATCTAAGGCATCTCTTTCAGAAGAGAGAACTTTTATTTCTTTTGTTAAAACAGTTACTTGTTTTTTATGGTCTGCAATATTCTCTGCTATAGCTAGGGCCTTTTCAAAAATCTTAAAAGTTCTTGCTCCCTTTCTGAGCTCCCCAATAATTTCAGAGGTACTTATGTCTTTATCTTCAGTCATGTAGACCTCCTTAATTTTTTAGAGTACAGTGTAAAAGTATAGAATAAGAATCTCCGGCGGCTCCTCCACTAGTGCTAAGAAGAATGTCTCCCTCATTATCTGTAGTAGGATCTACAGACATGCTCTTTCCTCCGTAGGGACGGTAGTCCATATAGCCCTGTCCTTGAAGATTTTCTATTACTTCGTCTGTAGCATCATCAAATTCCAAAACTACATAATCAAAACCAACTCCTACTGCCCAAGTGATTTCATCTACACGAATTCTTCCAGGAATATTTACTCCGTCTGGACCAGTGAGAGTAGATCGATCGACTACAACTACATCTATCTCATCAGCAGTATTAAATTCGCCTGTAATATTAACGACATATTTACGGTTGCCATTAATCATTGTTTTTATGGTGGCCATAAATATTCCTATTAAGTAGCTATAATGCCATGGGCTCGAAGTTTAGCGAGAAGAGCATCTACTTTATCAGAAATAGCCTGTACTTCAGCAATAGAAGGCCCTATAATAGTTTGATTAAGGTCCGCTTCTGCGGCCTGCTGAGTGCCTATAACCTGCACTCCGTTGGATTTATAAGTAGGAGCATCCACCCCACTAAAATGTGTATCAGCCATATTATTTATTCCCTGCCCCTGGTAAAGGGCGTCAACTTCTCATAAAGAGAATTTATAGATTAATTATTTACTTTAAGATATTTAGCGGCGGACTCTAGTATTTCCTGAGAATCCTTAAACATACCTAAAGCTCGATTACAAGTATTACAAAGAAGTCCTCGTACCTTGCCAGTAATATGACAATGGTCCACAGACAAGGCTTGTTTTTCTTTACTGTAGGAGCTGTTGCAAATTTTGCAGCAGCCATTCTGCTCCTCGTACATTTTATTATAATCTTCTAAAGTAATCCCAAACTTTTTACGAAGCTCATTGTTTTTTACTTTGTCTGGATTATTTTTTCTCCATTGTTTAGCATAATCTGCTTTATTTTTATTGGGCTCAATTTTTACCCATTTACAATTTTCTGGAGAATAATTACCGTGTCTGTCTATTCTGCGAAGTTGGTGTTTTTCTGAAGGTCTATTACCTACATCTTCAACAAATTTCCAGAAATCTTTCCACTCTTTACAGATAGAGAATTTAGCCTCCATTTTTTTCATCCAGCGGTAAGTTCCCATAAGAGGATGTTTTTCTTTTTGTCCCCAATCTTCGGGACGTGCCTGCTTTAAATGTCCATGCTTTTTTAGTCGTTGTCTGTGTTTATCACACAAACCGTGCGCTACATGAATATTTTTACAGTCTCTTACTTCACAAAATCTTATAGTACTCATAATAGTCCTCCATAATGGTCAGGTTAATGAGTTATTGGTTTTATACTAGAGTATTCTACGCACCGGGCGAACCAAAGATTCCTCGAGGATCACTCCAACCAAAGCTATACCGGCCAGAAGCCTTGAACTTCGCATTGTCCGTATCAAAATCATTATCCAGACCAAAACTATCAGCAGATCTCTCAAAGTGCTTCATGCCATCTGGGGCAGAAGTTCTGATAAACCATGCATCAGCATCAGTCAAGTAGTTATTAACTACGATACCTCCAGGAAACTGGCCCATATCCCGAAGAGCATTAGGATCGTTATCAGCAGTACCGACACGAAGAGTGCTGTTCAGAATACGATGAGCTTCAAAGGAAAGCTGTACAGGAATAATGAGAGACTTGGGCATAACATTAATCTTAAGTCCACGATCATTCGTGAAGTTCATAAGATCAATACATGCCTGCTCCAAAGACGCCTCACTAATATCTGCTGCAGTAGTCAGCTCGTTAGCGTAAGTGCCGCCAGCATAGTTAGGATGATCGGTAGCACACAGCTCCTTCCCGTCACCTCCTGCATAGGACGGATTAAAGGCTCGATTGTAGACATTAGCAGCAACAATCTCCTTGGTCTGGCGCATACTGAAGGCGAGGTTTCTAGCGTTTCTCTTGCCGACAATATCATACAGATCGTCATCGTACATCTCTTTGGTAATTACAAAACCAAGAGCATAGACGACATGATTGTAACGAGTAGTGAAGCCCTGCTGCATACTGTCATAATTAACAGGCTGCCCTTCAGGCTTGACTTGCGCAAGACCAAATCCAGAAACGCTCATATCTTCTTCAAAAGCTTTTCTAGAAGTGAACGTATCAAACAAGGAAGTGTACTGCACGGAGTGCTCGTCGTAAGCTTCTCCGTACCACTTATTTACGCCCGGCTCAAGGGCGCGAGCAAAATTACCAGTTGTAATAGGCATTAGTTATTCTCCTTTAGATTAAACGCCAACATTCAGGCCACTAAGCGAGTGATTAGCAGGAGTGACGAGCCAGCGAGTGTATGCCTGGCCCCCAGTAATATACTCATTATCAGGACGCTGTACCAAGCCAACAAGGCGAAGAGGCAAGGTATTAGTGATAGCGTGAGAAGTAGAATCTATCATCATATTAGAGACTCCAGTAGTAGCATCAGGACCGCCTCCAATAATCTCCACATTCTGTCCTACATCTGCCAGCTCCAAAGGATCAACCAGTCCATCTTCCTGCGCCTCCAAAAGAACATCAGGAGCCACGCACACCAACACAGTACCAACAGTATTGGCTGGAATGCTCTTAGAATTTACCCCAGAAAGAGTAGGACGGTCGTTAGAGAGAAAATGATCCCCCTGCTTACCAAGAACAGTGTCAGCAGCGTGGTTAAGAATACCTACAACAACACCAATAAACTGAGTGCTCCCCGCAGTATACAGATCAAGATAACCATCAGCGGTCATTTTAACCAAATCCCCAGTAGCAATAGCCGAATGTGAAGCATCCAGATCATACTGACGGAGATGTGCCTGCCAAGGAGAACCCGACAGAGTACCGACGGGAATAAAACCGTTAGGACGGTTTGTATTAGCCATTTTATTCCTCCATAAATGACATTCCGGCCGATACTAGTATAAAATTAATTAATTTCAACTTTTCCGTACCGACCAGTTATTTTATTAACATTAGCTCGGATAAGTTCTTCGGAGGAGTCAACTTTAGACAATTTAGCCTGCTGATCTTCTTTGTACCATTCTTCTTTGATACGCATAAGATATGCAGTAACTCCTTGCCCAACGCTTTTAGATATAGTTTTTCCTACAACAGAGCCTTGTTTAACATCATCAGATCCTATATCTAATGAATCATCAACTACGTGATCATAGCCTGCTTGCTTAAATTCTGTTATACGATTGTCTACATCGTTTACCCAACGATAAACAAATCCTTTTTCCTTACCTTGTACGGTAAGTATGTTTCTTGCCTCCCCTACGGGAATTCTCTTACGTGTATTATCTTTCTTAGTGCTTCGGCGAATTGTAGCCATTGTCTTCTTCCTTTATTAGCTAAAGTAACCTGATTTTTCTAGAGCTGAGATGTATTCCTGTTCATTGGAATAAGTGCCATTACGGACAAGGGTCCGCATAACATTTCTAGCATCTTCGTCCAGATCTTTAGCCGAATATTTAGCTGCTCTAGCTTTTCCTCTGCCTCGCTGGGCTCCCTCTACAGGGCTAGGTCTAGTACGAGTACCATTAAATTTATCGGGGAAAGTCTCCTTTACTTCTAAGGCAATTTTGTTAAGCAGTGCCGGAGTAATCTCGCCATATTGCTGGGCATATTCTGCGCCAACAGCATCTGCATACCTTCTTAACTTAGCATCCTGTTCATACCAAGTATTTTCTTCTACCCATGTATCAAAGACTTCAGTACTTTGTGTGGGCTTAGGAGGCTCTGGAGCCTCTCTCGCCTTAATAATTTTCTCGTCAATCTCAATAACACGGTCGTGGTCTTCTTCTTCTAGGGCTTCCTTCTTTTGCCTCTTGAGGTCCTCAACTGTGCGGTCCACTACATTATTTTGCAGCATCTCTAAGTGCTTCATTAGAGCTTCTTGCTGTTCCTGCAGACGCTTTACTGCTCGATCAGACTTATGAATCTTATCGTACAGTGGTTGTCTATCTAGAAACTCCTCTGCTGTAAGGTTTCTGCGACCCTCTACTCCTTGGGGATTCCATCCCTTAGAAATAGCCTCTTGTTCAATATCTGAAAGTTCTTCTGATGTGCTTGTGCTTTCCCCTTCCTGCAAAAGTCCATCACCAACTTCTTCAAATTCTTCTTCGCTAATAGTGCCTTCTTCAGACATTTCTTATTTCTCCTTAATTGAGAATTGCTAAACAGTCTTCATCATTAATAACAACAAACTCTTCGTTCGTTTCTGGATCAGTTAGGAATTTTCCTGAGTGCTTTATATAAGCTATCCTATCTCCTACTTTGGCCCAAGGGCCGTCTTCTTTCCAAGCAAAGTCTCCTATTGCTACTATTTCTCCGTATACTTGAGCTGCTCTCTCTAGCCGCTCATCAATATTAAGCTCAAACCCCCAATCTGTAGTCTCTTTTACAGGCTCTGGTCTTACAAGAATTCTATAACCTGCTGGCTTAAGACTCATCGTCTTCTCCGTCATATCCTGCATTTAGGAAAAAGTCTAAGCCCTCTATCATTCCAACTCTTCTGGCCGTCTCTGATTCGTTGCCCAGAGTACTGCCTGTAGCAAGATCTTCTTTTATGGAATCTCGTACTTCCATAAAAGCTTTATACATTTCTGCCGTTACTGGATGCTCTTTCCAGTCTAAAAATTCTACTTTTGTCATCGGATCTATTCCTTTTGTTTGTCTTCTTTCTTCTCTGCAGCTCTCTCAAGCCTCTCTTTTAAAGCTTCCTCTTCTTGAAGTATAGTATCCAGCTGCAACTTATACATTTCCAGCTGAGTGCCAGCTTCTTCGGACTCTGCTTTAGCCATAGCAAGCAAGGCGTCTGCCTTGATCTTTATGGAATCTTGTTCTAGCTTTATTTTTTCTATTTCTAATTTGGCCCACTCCCTATCTGACTCGTCTTGGAACTGTATTTGCTCTAAACTAGGCTGGGGAGGAGGCATCTGCATAAGGATTTCAACTCCCGGCTGATCTTGCGCCTCAAGAATTCTTTTAGTAACTTCTTGTGGATTGACTGTTCCTAGTTGCAATAGCTCTAGGAGCCCCGCGGCCTTAGCCAGCCTCTGTTGTTCTGTTGCTACATTAGGATCTGCAGAAGGTACTACATCAGCATCGCCTATTTGATAATCGCCCCTACCTATTGCCGCAGCTTGCTCCTGTCCAGGATCTAAAATTAAGAAATATTCTTCTACGCTTAGATGCATACTATTGAGTCTATAGAGCTTCTTTAGTTCTTTCTTTAAAGACCTGTACAATCTCTTATATATTCCACTAAATACCTTCATTCCCTGTTCTAGCACGGCCATAGTGGTGGTGGCTTTTTGGTTTTGTCCTGGATTCTCTCCTACCATAGAATCTACGGTGCTGGACAGACGCTCTCCTGCATTAATCATAAGTCCTAGCAGGTTAAACATAGTAGAATCAGGGGCATTTATAGGAAGAGGTACTATATTCTTAATGATATCTGCTCCAGAAGTATTTACAAACTTCCATTCTCCAGGAGAGAACCTGTAGTTGCCTCCCTTAAGCCTAATGCCTCTTCCAAGAAACCCTGAAGGCATGTTGGATAAAGTACCTGCGTCCAAAAGCTGATTGATTGCAGAATCAATAGTGCTGTTAATTGGGCCGAGAAGAGTTCCGAAGCCGATATCATAAAATCCTCCATCAGGATTGGGTATGAACGGGAATTTGGTAAAGTAATTTACAGGTTTTATGTGTACTATATTACCTAGATTATCTTGCTGAATATCCTGCGGATCAAATCTAGGTACAATTCGTAGTACTTTTCCAGAATCTTCCTCAATTGTGATAATGTACGGTTCAGAGTAGCCATCCTCGTCTAAATCGTAAAATGTATGTTGTTCTAGTATGCAGTAAGGAGTGGCTTCGTCCTGCTCAGGTTGAGACATGCCAGACCTGTCTGAACTCTCTTGAGATTCTTCGAGTCCTCTAGGAGGACTTAAGTCTACATCTCTGTAAATACCTAAGAGCTGCCTTTCTTTAATGTCTCTTTCTGTAAGATATAGACGATGGGTTACTCTAGTGGCATCTTCTAAGGATTTAGTATAGTAATCTACTACGATGTCTTGTGCTAGTACGAGTTCAGAAACATTGTGCTGCTTTATGTCGCTATAATAGGTTTTCTTGAAGGCACATCCTACGATGGGAATGATAATAGACAATTTGTCCATATCTTCTTCCCAGTTTTCCATTTGCTCCATGAGCTGGTAACTCATGTGCTTGCCTATTCTTATGGCTCTTTCCGTCTTTGAACCGTCCTCGTCAAATCCTATAACCCGTCCCCTCACGAGATTTTGTCCGGGAATAAGGGCAGGGTAGGCCCTAGAAGCGAACTGTAACGCTGCTGTGGTAAGCAGAGGATACTTAACATTGGCAGCATTTGGCCAAGGATAGGATTTTGTTTCGACTACCTGAGAAGCCAGACTAAGGGACGCTTCTATTCTTTCTTTCCATTCAGAGCGGCTGTTTTCGTCCCTTTCGTATCCGGCCTTTACTTCTGAGCCTATGGACGCAAGAATATCTTCGTCAATTGTCTCCGCTATGTTAGACTCATTAACTATAGCCTCCAGAGTTTCGATAGTCACTTAGCTTTATAATCTCTCTTTACTGCGCCATCAACGGCCGCATCAATCTTAGATTTACGTCCTTTTAGAGAACGGGCTGCTCCTCCCAAAAGACCAGAGCCCAGCATATAATTCTTAACCTTCTTTTTCTTTCTTTTCTTTTTTTCCATAGTGCTCTAGTATCCTGTCCAAACATTTCTTCCTAAATCTACGTCTTCTCCGAACTCTTTGTACCATTCTTCGTCCTCTTGTTCTTCAGGAGTCAATCCAGGAACGATCTGGTCCAAAGTAAGTCCTATCCAAGCAAAGGCATCCACTTGGTCATCATGTACGTCTCTAGGAAATCTTATTAATTCCTGCTCAAATGCAGGGTACCACTCTGTGTTATTGTTAAAAAATACTCCGCCTTGTCGTAAGCGAGCTTGAATACTTCTGGCCCTAGATACTTTATCGTTCACGGGAACGAGCTTGTTAAGATTAAGGAATACTCCTCTTCTGAACATCTCTTCATTAAGAAATGCTCCTATAGCCTTTTCTATGGCGCCCGCTTCTACTGTAAATATTTCAGGAGAGTACTTGATTTGCACATTGAACATTTCGTCAATGATCTCTCGTGCATCCCATCTACCTCTTCTGACATCTACTACATATAGCTTATTATCGCTATCTACTGCAACAGTACATAGGACAGTATAATCGGCTTTAGCTGACTGACTTATAGCAAAGTCTGCTGCAGTATAATATGTTAAATTCTTATTTTTTATTATATCAGGATTATAAAACTGAAAATCGTCTCTTCTGAAATAAGCAGTACTTTCATCTATAGGATGATTTAAGTATTCTTGTGAATATCCAGAAGGATTTCCGTCCTCTACAAAGGACTCTCTTATGGCCTCTAATCTTTCTTTAGGAAACTTCTCCGGCCATAATATTTCTGAGAAGTCGGCATTGTGTGCTGCATATCTGCGAGTTCTCCACGACTTTTTGTTCAGGAGCTTCTCTAAAACGCTGTCCATGTGCAGGATAGTGCCTACTACTCTTATTTTGCCGGAGTCGCTTAGGGCGGGTATGACGGCGTTTGTGAACCATCCATATAACTTGGCTCTGCGTTCTTTGTTCTCTACTGCCTCATCGTCTTCCAAATCATCTACTACGATGAGATCGGGGCGTTTGTTTCTCCACTTACGGCCACGAATGCGTTGCCCTGCTCCTTTGGCCATTATACGGAACTTGTGTCCGTCATCCATTTCGACAATAATGTTGGTTTCACTGTCCTTTATGAACTTGCCAACTCCAAACAGATCTCGAATATCTTCGTTTTCTATGAGCTGCATCTTTATGTCATTAAGGAACTCTGTGCTTTGAGACTCTGTATCAGATATAATTATTATATACGTGTGTTCTCTGAATAGAGCGGTGGCAAGTACATAAGAAAGTGTTACTGCTGTTGATTTTGCGTGGCCCCTCGGCGCAGCTACCGCTACATATTTAGAAGAACCACAACAAAGTTTCCATAATTCTCTGTGAAACTGGGGTATTGGCTGAGGATCATCAAAAGTGTGTGTTAAGCAGGAGCCTGTAAATCCTTCTAATATCTTTGTATTAAGAGGTGTTTTTACTGGCAAACCTTATTTTCCTTTCTTTTTTACATTGTGCTTTTGTGGACGGCACAGATTAATGCTCTACTCTTTCTTCGCTGTCATCATCAATATTATTGACAATGAACTCTTGTGCTTTTGTAGGAAGTTCTGCAAATCTACGGGAGAGTTTGTTCAGGCGTTGTTCTGTTGATACCCTCTCAATACGAGAAGTAGGCTCTCCTCTAATAAGGGCTCTCTTGTCGTACAGGACAGATATAGCCTGAAGAAGAACTTTCATATTTACAGGAATGCGCTGAGTTCCTCTTTGATTCCAGTCTCCGTTATCGAGCCTGTCTTGTATGTGTTCTACTACATCGTCTATAAGAGATGTGAGTTTTACGTCTAGCTTACTCTGCAACTCTTGTCTGCATAACTCAAGAATAGAATTAAACCAATCTTTCTGTTTCCAGTACTTTACTGTTTCAAAAGATACTTCGTTATCTCGGGCAGCTGCGGACAGATTACCAGTAGCTGCATATGTACGAGCAACAGCAAGTACAGTTTCTGCACTATGTTGCATATTGTACAGAGTATCTATTATTTCTCTTGTTTTATGTTCTATTGTTTTAGTAGGCATATTATATTTTTTATATAAAAAAATTATTGAAGTACCTATTGCTCCTTATGCTGATTACATCAACATGTTCGCAATATAATACTAAATTATATTTCATACAACTAATAATATTCACCAGTTCATATTATTAATTATATTCATATAATATAAGTATTATTACTTAAGTACTTATTAAGCGTATATGTAATTACAAGTAATCACATCTACTTGATAATACTAAGTTCACTTAATTCACTAAGTATTATTAATTACTTTATGTACTTAGACACCATCTTTTAAAAATAGTTCCATAAATATTTAAATTATTTTATAAGTGCTTGTTTTATAAAGGAATTTAAATTGAACTTTATTTTCTTAGTTAGTGACTACTAACACTTCACCTACTTCCCCCAAAAAGTGGGTAACGTTTGCACTAGCCCCTCACAAGTTTAGGTTTTAAAAAAATATTACCAGGACCCTTTTATTTTTTGGGAGTTTTTATTACTGGTTTTTCCTTCCTTAGACGTGCTTTTATTTTTGTTTTGGGACAGTCAAATTGTGCTTATTTTGTCTCTTGTTTGCTCAGAATGCAAAGTAAAAAAATATTAAAAAATTTGTTCCACTTCAATACTCCATATTCCCACAGCCCCTATGTTTCCCCCCCCCTACCCCCTCCTGAAAATGAGAAGCATTTAGCTTTACAATCACTGGCACAGACAGTACGTTCCACGGGGAACACTTTCCTTATCATTTTTTTTTTTTTGCTTTTCACTAATTGATGTAGTCCGGGACTATTTGAAGGGGTTGCACGAGGCCTCATCACGTGCTATGCTTTGGCCTGTAGATAGTAAGCAAGGCTCTCTAACAATTCGATACGTACCCATGTCGGTGGGTGAAGTGTGCACTCCACGATGGTCATTCTTGAGTGATCATCCCTGAGTGTATCTTTCACACAACCAAAGGAGTAATATGACATGAGTAACAAAGAAAACACTGTGCTGGCTGATACCGCCACAAGCGAATGGGACAGCTTTGAAAAAGTCATGATCGACGCCATGAATTTGCAGATGGGCATCGACGATCTGAACGACAGCAAAGGCTCCGTAGCCGGTGAATTAATGTCCTTGGCCAAGAGGTTTGTCAAGCATAACAAATTCCGCGTCGGTACCAGTCCAACAGCACGTGGTGACCTGAAAGGAGATCCTAGCGGGTTCCTCGGCAAATGCTACGCTGCGGAACAGTTCCTTAAGGATCCTCAACGTGCTGGAGACTTCTACAGTAGGGTAATCCCGAAGTGTTGGACGCAGGCCAAAAGCAATATCGTCAAGGCTTGGACGGATTACGGGCTGGTAGTAACGGATTACTGTAACGACAAAGGGGAATGTATTGAAAAGAAACTTCGGGAAGCCCTAAACGACGCACGGAAGAAAGAACGCCAAAAAGAACAGCACAAAGCATCAGTGACACCGATCCGGGTTGCAGATCTACGTGCCGTGGGTGAGGAGGAAGCGGCCTTGTCGTTTCCCGATCTTCTTAACGCTCTGAGCATGCAATACAAGGATTTGCCAGAAGATCAGCAAGAAAAGATGGTGGTGGCCCTAGTGAAGGTTCAGCAACGTTATGCCAAGGTACTGAAAGAGCTAGTGCCTGTGCCGCCACAAGCACCGCCCGCAGAGGGGAACGTAGTAATCAATCAACACTAACAAGTAAGGGTATAGAGCGTTTGCGGAATGTGAGCGCTCTATGCCGTTATGCTGTTATTGTGCTGAAACACATAGCGAATTGAGACAAAGAGAACAATTCTATATAGGTTGCTTCTCTTTTCTTAATGTGTCATACTGGGCCGTCTTTTTGAAAAAGGTGATTAAAACAGAGTAGTCCGGGACTACTCCACAAAAAGGAGTAAACAACATGATGGACACACTTGATCTTATCTTTGCGTGGCTTGCCATTGCCATGATAATTCTGTTTATGTTCATTATCCTTGGAAGTGTTGCGGACTGGATTGACCGCAAATTTCCTTGGTAAGACTATGGTACTATGTCGGTTCTGATAGGTATGCACCAAGCCCTTTTAGGTTGCATAGTATTTATTAAGGCATTACTATAGTAGCGTATCCTCAAAACGAGAAGTATTTATGTCTGCTAACAGGCTAGCCAAAGAAAAGATAGCCAGAATGCTAAGAGAAAGAACCAAGGCAAGTAGTCTGGGACTATATCAACACAGGACATTGGCACAGCAATTCGAGAGAGAATTCTTGCTAAGAAACAATGCTCGCCTTGTGCACGGGTTCTACAGTTCAATCAATCTAAAGGAGGAAAAGAACAAATAGTGTTACGGACGCTTTTTAATGAATAATTAACGTGGAGAATGTACACAATGAAGCGCTTATTCAGTATTAAAAACATCAAAACGGGCCAGAGGAGGCCCTTTCTTTGGAACGGGCATAAAGTGTGGCATTTCGAAAGTAAACAGGATGCTAAAATCGCACGGGACTGGATGAACAAACCTCTTACAGCCAAAAAGAAGCCACCGCTGTTTTGTGTGACAAGGGGGCCCGATAATGCGAGAACTTGAATGGTGTGGGTGGTGCGACGATCTCACTGTTTCTTATGTCCACGATAAAAACAAGTGTTCTCGGTGTGATCATGAATATAACATTCCGGAAGCTTTGAAATTTCAAGCGGGGCCAGAAACGGAGAAAAGCCATGACAAAATCACTAAAAGAGCATGACCTAAATAATTCCCCTAGAGAGCTTGTTATACTCCCCTTGGCGGGGGGCAAGTACTCCGTAGTTGAAAAGTTTTACTCTCGAGGAAAGCGTCCCGGATATACTTTTCTAAAGACCTTCAACACGTATCAGGAATGTGTAGCCCTGATAAACACTATGAGGTAATTAAGTAGGCGGGTAGGAAGAAAAATTGGCACCAATTTCAAAGTAAGGAGTAAGGACATGAAACTCTGTATGACATATAAAGACGGCAGCATTAAAATAATAAAAGGAATCAAAAGCATCAAAGAGCGTAGAAGGCACTATGAAGTGCTCGCTTTAGTGGCTACATTCGATAACGGAAAGAAAGAGGAGTATAGAGTGAAAGATGTTGCCGCATATTGGACTATAGGAAAGTGAGGCAAAAATAGAACTTGAATTGAAAATACTTAAAGCTTTGTGTGAAACTGAGAAATTTATAATCAATTGTAAATAACCATTGAGCAACCTCACCGAGCCGTGGGAATATGTCGAGGAGCTATAGGAGGTTATCTAATATGCCTATTTTCAAATGTGAAGGTTGTGGTTGTGTTGAAAACACAGCTACAAGTAGATACTGGATAAGGGGCAAGGGCGGAAAAGCGTTATGCTCTGAATGTGATCCTAAGATTGGTAAATGGCACGGAATATTCACAAAACGATCCGCTAAATCTTATATGCTTGGTAATGATGGGTTCCTGTACAGCAAGGAGCACATCGAAAACGGTGAATTAAAATGGAGAATAGAGCATCAAGGATTTGAAATAATTGGGCCTGCCTAATTAGATTATTAAAACGGCTTTTTAGCTTGTTACGTGT